CTTTAATGACACAGCATCAAGTCCATGCATATGAAGTGTATGGAATACGTGTTCAATAACTTCTTGTGCATCGTTGTCACCGTCTCCGTAGCCATCGCCGGTTGAATTCAAATACCAAACCATGTCATTTTGTACATGAGTATCAAACAGGTTAGTTAGGTTCCAATATATAATACCCGGATCTGTTAAGAAGTTTGTGGAGTAATCCGCGCCAGCACCTCTTGCCACCCTTTGTAGTGTTGGAAATCCGGCGTGATATGTACCTGTGTCACCACTGAGTGTTTGTATAACAGTTCTTTGTGCAGCTTCATTAATACCTGCGGCATTTTTGTCTAAGAAAAGTTCAAACATACGTCCAACTTTTTCTAACCATGCATCTGGCACTGCTACCTGCCCACCAACGCTACCGGCTCCTACAATACGTACACCATTAACTGTAAGTTCACGCTTAAAGAAATCGCTACCAAGACCGTCACTTAAATCATGTTTGCCACCTTGTTGTGGAAATCCACGTCTATTGGTTGTACCGGTAACCGATATACCAAATTCGCTGTAACTGCTTTCTTCGATAGTGTCATCGCTGTTGGCACTGATATAGTTGTCAAAATCAGGATGCCCCCAGTTGGTTTGTTTTTGGTTACTGTTACCTGCTGCACATACAAATATTACACCTGCTGCTATCAATTCGTCTAGTGCAGTTGTAAGAGAATTGGTTTTCATTTCGCTTTTCCAACGACCTGCATCCCCTTGTGTTCCCATGTGACTAATAAACTGAGGTTCATTCCCTGTGCCGCTGTATTGCACTGCTGCATCTGTTCTAAAATGATAATATCCGTTTACATCGCCTTTACTTGCACGATAACCCCAGCTATTAGAACTTACTGTAGGATCTTGTGTATTATATTTGGCATTTACAGGTTTAGTATTATGAAAAATCTTTTGTATATCAAAACCATATTCAATATCAGATCCGTATGTTCCATACAAGTTCAAAACCCATTTGTTTGCATTGTATGCCCAACCTTGTGTTCTACCGTATGTAAGCGCCATACAGGGCGTACAGTGCTCTCCTACTGCACTTTGTGCAGTATTTGATCCATTACAGTTTGCTCTTGTATAACTGCTTGTAATAAACGGTATTGTACCTGCACTAGGATATTTTGCGTTAAAAGCATCACTTCTATTAGCTGGACTTATCCACCAGTTACGAGCATTTGTTTCTTTAGGAACAATTGTTCCGTCCCATCTTTCTTCAATGTAATCACCTAACTCAACTGTAATAGTTCCTGACATAGAAAGATGTGTGCCGCATTGATAATAATATGTACCTGCTTCTGTAGGTGTCCATATAACAGTGCTATTGTTTACAGCACCTTGTCCTGTTGCACCAGTTACTAAATCTCCTGTACCTGTAGTTTGAGCTGTTTTTAAATAAAGCGGATGAGACCCTTCAGGAGAGGTATTTGTTATTCTTAGAGTATCACCTACAAATATTCTAATAGGATAGTCTGCACCACCACCTGTTCCGTTTCTATCAGATCCAGTATTTAAAGTATAGTTTGTGGTTTCAACAGGAGTTGCATAAACACTTCTCGGAAATACGTTAGGAGTTGGGTAGAAGAAATCAGGATCTAAATAACCAGGACCGTCTAGCAATAAATCTAATACGTCACATGTGCCATTACCTGGTAGTTTATTTCCTCCTGTATAGCCCCAAGGGTTACTACTACCAGTACAGTTATTTTGGAACTCAGGATGTCCTATCCAACCTGCACCGTCATCTGCTACAATAATATCAACATCTCTACCGTCGGCAAATTGTTCTATATTACTAGGATAAACATAGTTATCAGCTTGACTGTTTGCCACCCATGGATCTAGTTTTTGCATTGGACGCAATAACTGATATCCAGTTCTATTGTAATCGTCACTGCCTGGTGTGCCTGGCAACGTGTTTGAAACTTCAAACTCTCTGTATACTTTTACTGAACCTTTAAATCTATTTAAAAGATCGGGCGAACTTGATTGTAATTCGTCTGGCGGCGCTTTATATGTTTCTGGATAAGAAGAATAATCAATGTTTAAAAACTTAATACGGGGATCATTTTTTAATGTTGCCGCCTCTTCATCAGTTAATAAAAATGTTCCTCTTGTTGGACTGTGAATCTTGTCATCATAACATGTGCATACTCTATCAGGTATATTTGCTATTCCTGAAGTTGCTTCGCATAGTTGGTTGTGTATTTCTAACCATTGTGCAGCATCGTGTGTACCAAGTTGGTAATATTTTTCATCAGCCATAAAAGCTCCCTTAGTGTAAGTCTACCCAAACGCCATTTGCATAGCCTTGGAATTTATTTGTAGTGCTATTATAGATCATGTCACCGTTTTGTGAAGATAATGCGTCTCTTTCAGATGTAGTAAAACTTGCCATTTTGATAGGACTTTGGGTGATCTCAACTCTAGTACCTGCTGTAAGTGCAATAGCACCGTCTGATTCAATCTCAGGAGTGCCTGAACCAACTGTTTCTAGATTCGTATATGTTAGAGTTGTTACTTGTAATGTGTCTGCAATAACTCTATTTGTTACTCTTAAATCGTTTTCAACAGTCAAGTCACTGTTCATTACAACTGCCGGAACTACAGTGATTGCACTACTGTCACTTGAATCAATTGTACCTGTAATAGTTGGATTTTCCATCGGACCTGTAACAAGTCCGTTCACTGCGTCTACGAGCAGTGTTGAGTCATCAGCAAATACACTGCCTTGTACATCAAATGCATCGCCTGCTTGTAATGCACTGTCTGCAAGAGTACCTTGTGCACTTGTTGCAGCATCAGTAATACCATAACCTGCAAGTGTTGTTGGTGTACCAGTTAATGAACCCCATGCACCGTCAAATGCATCAGTGATGCCATAACCTGCAATGGTAGTTGGTGTACCAGTTAATGATGCAAACGAAATAGATGCTGTGATAGTAATAGTACCTTCAGCATCACTTGTTGTTGAAATACCTGCACCTCCTAGTATGCTGATAGTTTCGCCTTCGTTTATTAATCTAATAGCACTATCATCTGCTGCAACACCAATGTTTGTAAAGGCACTTCCGCCTCCACCGCCGCCGCCTGCTGGGGCGTTTGTTGGACTCCAGTGTGTGCCATCCCAGTATAAGAACTGTCCAGTATTTGGTGTTTCCCAACTGCTTACTTCCCATTTACCTGTTGATTGGTTCCATTGTGAAAGTTGACCAGTGTGATCACCTGCGTTTGGAATATTTGTATAACTACCAGCTTGGTTAAACTCAAAACAATCTTTATCAGTATTGTATAAAAGTGTGCCTGTGACAACTGTACTGTCATTACCTATGCCGTCAATTTCGCCTTGGTCTATAGGCACCATTACTAATAGGCTGCCCCATGTTCCTGCGCCATCAAAAAGATCAGTACGAACTGATGGAAATGCACGCCAATCTAGAATGTCACCGTCGTATACGTTAAGTTTTTTGTTTGCACTATCCCAGAACAACTCACCGTCTTGAGGATTTGATATGGCTCCTATAGCTCTGCTGTCTTGTAAAATTATGCTACCATCTGTGATATGTAGTTTTGCTAGTGGATCCGCACCGCCGATATGAAGTCCGCCATTTCTAAAAGTATAATACTTGGAAGCATCTGCGTATGCGCCTGTAGAGTCAACACCAATTAAAAGTCTATCTTGTTTACCTATTATTTGAGAATTAACTTCAAGACCGTTAATATCATTTTTTCCAAAACCTACGTAGCCTAATGTTATGTTTTGTCCATCGTAATCTTGTGATGTGTCTTCGTTCAGTAAAAGAAGACTACCACGTGCTTGAGCGCCTTTGATTGTAACTGTGTTTTCTGCTGCTGCTGCTGTTCCCGATATAACAAAATCGTTTGCCTGGCCTACAAGGGCCGATCCATAAAATGTACCAGTTGCTCCATCAAATGCTAATGAACTAGTTTGAGAATACAAATCTCCAGTAAGTTGTCCTTGAAAGTAACCAAATGCTTCACCCGTTAAACTACCAGTAACATTACCTGTTAAATCGCCTGTAACATTACCTGATACATCACCTACTAATCTTCTTGTAGTTGCATTAAGCAATACTGTGCTGTCAGTTCCAAATACACTACCAGTTACATCACCAACTAAATATCCAAAAACACCGCCTGTCAGTTCGCCGACCATATTACCTGTAAGATCACCAACCACGTTACCAGTGACATTACCGGTGACATTACCATTAAGAGGACCTGAAAAGTTTCCTGCAAATGTTTCTGTAAAAGGATCCCAAGCTACACCGCTATCGCTGGCAATCAATGACCCTGAAATATTAATATCATATGTTTGACCTTCAAGTATGCCTGTACCAGACCCACCTGCGTATATACTAGCAACATCAATACTAGTCCATGATCCTCCAACGTATGCAAGTACATCGTTTGCATTTGGGCCAATAGCAGTTACATCTTGTAGTTGATCTAAAGTTATACCAGTTAGTAATGATCCATCACCAGAAAAATCACCTGTAAAAATACCTGTAGCAGAATCATATGCTAAAGAACTATCACCTGAAACAATGTCTCCTAGTATATTGATATCATATGTTTGACCTTCAGTTATTCCTGTACCGCTACCTGATATTCCTGTCAGTTGACTACCATCACCAACAAAAGTAGTTGCTGTAACTGACCCTGCCATGTTGATAGTGCCTGTTCCGACAATCTGATAGTTTGCTAAGTTAAGATTTTGTGTTAGTGATGCTGGTGAGCCTTCTACGCTACCAGTTATTCTAATACCTCCTAAAGTACTGCCATCTCCGGCATATACTTCTTGGGTATCTGTTACATAAACTAGTTCGCCTTGTGCAAAAACAACTGTTTGTCTTTCGGCGTCAGTTCCTCTTCTTAAGCGGAAAGCCATATTAAATCTCCTAGGTGATATTTCTCTAATAGTATTTATCACATGGCAAGATTTATTATTTGTTTAATTTTAAAAACTTTTTAACTCTTTTGGATAAATCTGCTTTGACACGATCCATATCCATGCGAAAATCTATACTGGCAATACTGCCTTCGTATATTTCAAATAGTTCTTCTAATGAATCTTCTATGTCTTCAATAGGTTGTTTACGAGCACTAGATTTAATATCTATGTGCCATTTTGTTTTATCATTAAACTGTACTATTACTTCATTCATGTATTGTACTGGCAATTCAGTCATATCAATTGAATCAAATATTTCTTGCCAGTACTCAATGTTTTCCTGTGGTTTTTTATCCGACAACTTCTTGTTTCTTTATTCTTTTTTTAGTTGGAACAAGTTCTTCTGCTTGATCTCTAAGTGCTTTTGCTTCTTTAAACATTGCATCAGCTTGACTACGCAAAGATTTTGCTAAGTCTTCGTCGCTCATCACATCATTCTGTGTTGTCGTTTGTGTTTGTTGTACTGGAGGACTTGATTGTTGTTGTACTTGTGTTTGAGTACTAGGAGCGGCGTCTGGGGAAATAGCCAAGTCTTCTAGTGACACTCCACGTTGATTTGCAATGATTTGATTCAACTCATCTAAACTAATAGTGTTATTAGAATCAGGAATCATTTCAATTTCATTTGTGCCAAACTTTCTTAACTGTCCTTCTCTATGTAATGCACTTAACATATTTCTACCATCGATAAAATATGATCTTGCTAATGCTGTAGCAAGTTCGTACTCATCTTGTCCAGCAGCTGATTCAACTACTTTAATCAAATCATCATGGTCTGCTGCGTTTAGGTTTTCTGTTAAAATAACAAGAGCATTATATGGATCGTTAGGAATAGTTCTATAGGCAACAATAGCTTTGTGTCTATTTGTTTTTATTCTTCCTACGTGTTTCATGCTGCTTCTTCTTCACTTCCTTTTGGTTCATCGGCTGGTGCTTCTGTTTTTTTTGCCTCTGCTGCTTTAGCTGCTTCAGCTTGTTTTTGTACTTCAGCTAGAAATGCTTCTAGCTTGTTATAAACAATACCAACTGCTGCCATTTCATTTGGTTTAAAAACACCACGTTCGCTTGCAACATCAATAATACCTTTCATTGTGGCAAGATCTTGAATGTTCAGCTCTTGTGGGTTTGGTTGTTGTTGTTCAGACATTTCTTACTCCTTATATGATACTTATGTCATTACGATTAACTATATTTCAAATGTGGACAAGCCAACATAAAATAACTCATTTCTTTTTTGTTTTCAAAACCTATTTTTAATACATTAACAATAGCGTCTTCTTTATTTAATCCTACTGTTTGACCAATGTAATATTTTCCTTTTAAGTTAGTATATATCCAATCATTTATTACATCTAAGAGATTATATCCTGGTGCAATAGTTAGCGTTTCAAAGTAAGGAGGGCAAAAATCTACCTTCCTTACTTCTAAAACATTTAAATGATTGATTTTGTAATCAGTCAAGCTGCTTCCTCATAATGTGCAGTGGTTCCAAATGGTGCCTGAAGATCTTTATTATGATTACTATGTATAATAAAAATAGTATCACAATAGTCGGGATCTCCCCAACTGTCCCATGCATAACCATCTGTAAACATAATAAACTTTTTAGGTTGAATATCTTGTTCTTTCATATATGTCCAGTTTACTGCAAAGTCGGTACCACCACCGCCTACTGGTTCATATTCTAACAAGCTTCTGCCATCGTCATATGAAAAATCATCTTCGGCATAAACAGCAGTGTCAAAACACCATATCTTTATCTTATAATCTTTAAACTCTTCCATAATACCATTCACTTCACCTAAGAAGTCTTTAGCTTGATCGTTACCAATGCTGCCACTCATGTCAAAACTAATACATAGATCAATAGTATCTTGGAAGTTCATACCTGGTAATATTGCACCAGTATGCCAGCCTTTACGTGAAGGACGGCTAAATGTAAAATCACTTTTAATTGTACTTTGAATCTGTTGTCTAATAAGCTCACGCCAGTTCATTTTTGGCTCAGTCATTTCTTTTATAAGACGTTGAATGCCAGCAGGAGTATTACCTGCGCCTGCACTCTGAGCTGCTTGAAGCATGGATTCTTTGATCTCATCTTTTATCTGATCTATTTCTTCTTTGGTATATTTTGGAAGACCTTTGTTTTCTCTTTCTTGGTTTTCTTTTTCCAGTCAATATGTTCGTCTAGCATTTCGCCAAGACTCTCAACATATTCTTTACCATTTTTTTGATACTGGTCAAACAAATCGTCGTAAACATCTTCACTTGCCCAGTTTTCGTATTTAAAATCTTGGAAACAATCAACAATCTTAGGTTTTTCACCAATACGATCTCTAACTAGTAGATTGTTTACAATGTAGTCTGCCGCAATATTGTAAAGCATAGGAATACGTTCATCTCTGCGTCCTAAATGATCATATACCATGTGTAAGATTTCATGTGCAACAACAAACTCAATTTCTTTATTTGACATTGCATTAAAGAATTGTGTGTTATAATATAAGTTTCTTCCGTCTACAGCAGCAGTTGGAATAAACTCGTCTGCTGGTGTAATTTTTAAACGAGTTGCCATGTTACCAAAAAACGGATGTCTTAATAGTAATCCAACACGAGCTGTAATAATACGGTCATGTACTTCCGTTTGCATTACAGCAAGTTCTTCTTGTGTTATATCAGGATTTGGTTGCCATTGACGTGTTTTGCTTGCGGTATCTTTAGTAGACATGATTAACCTTTGTTTTGTTGCTAGTTTATATTAACAATATTTACTCATATTGTCAAGTAGAAAAGTGGGTAAACTGGTTACCCACTTTTCCTCGATTAGGATGCTTGTGCAGCTTTGATAAACTTACCGAATCTATCGTGAAATTCATCAAAACACTCAACTTCGTCTGGATCGATAGGTAATGCATATTGCGTTAATGCAAGTTTGATACCCATAACAACCAGTTCTGTTTCGAAGTTATCCATTGCAAAACGTAAAAAGTTGTTGACTTTATTGTCAAAATCTTTATCGTTTTTGTCTGATGCTTCTTTAAGTTCATAACAGAGTGAAACAGTTAAGGAATACATGGCACTGATTTCTTGTGTTTTCAGTTCTTTTATTTTACCTTTTAAAACATCAGTAGGATTAGGAAGTTGCCCAGCAACCTTACGATGCGCCATAAACTTTACAGCTAGACCTTCACCTACAGATCCAGCAACAAGATCTGTAATAGTTGTGTCGTCTTCGTCATCTTCTAAAAACTCAGATACAAACGACCAACTACGTGGTGTAGCAAAACTACGACTCGGAGACCGAGGATCAAAGTCGTATAGGTCCTTTTTGCTAAAGTTCAAAAATCCAACTACATCTGAGTGAATTTTGTGTTCAGTAGCCCATTCAAACCAGTCGTTAAAATCAACTTCTAGTTCCAAGTGTACAAAACGGTTAGCAAGTGGAGCAGGCATACGATATGTAACGCCTTTGTCTGCTTCACGGTTACCAGCTGCAACAATCATAACATTGTCTGGCAGCTTGTATTGTCCAACACGACGATTAAGAATTAACTGGTATGCTGCCGCTTGCACTGCCGGCGCTGCCGAATTCATCTCGTCAAAAAATACAACAATATTATCATATTGTGCAGCAAATTTTTCATCTGGCAACTCGCTAGGTGAGCCCCAAACCATTTTACTAATATTACTATCAAAGTATGGAATACCTTTAATATCTGTAGGTTCCCAAAGTGACAATCGAATATCGATTAGATGTGAGTTAGGTAGACTATCTGTAATCTGCTTTACAATGTCCGATTTACCAATACCGGGAGGACCCCAAAGAAAGATTGGACGTTTTTTTTGCAGAGCTTTGCGAATAGATTTTTTCGCTTTATTTGGTGAAACTGTTCTATCTGACATGTTGTATTCCTTTTTATCAGTGCCTATATACTATAATAGCAAATGTTGCAGAGTGTGTCAACCTTATTTTTTATAAAGTTTACGGATTTTTACACGGTCGTTGTAACCAATGCCCTGTTTCCATAAAAAGTAATCAAAGTCTTGATCACAATCAATGTCGTCGCCTTCTGCGTCTGCAAGGAATCTTACGGCGTCTTTCCAGTTGCAATCGCAGAACTTCATAGTTGCTGCAACCTGCTTGCGGAACTCTACCAATGCAGCAGCCTCCTGCTTTGCTTGGAGCGCCATTGACTCTTCCATTTCTACGCAGAGTTTGTCCCAGATAATCTGTTTGACGTTGTCGGGCGACTGAGTCCACTCTTCCCAGAAGTACTCGCTAGGACGGAAGCCACGAGCGTCTTTATGAAGATCCGAAATGATGTTATCGTCGAAAGTGTAAGACATTTTATAGCCCTCATTGCTTTGTTTCATACTATTAATATAGTTATGATTTACAAAAAGTCAAGAGATCTCGTCATCTTTTTTTTGTCTAGAAAGTGCTTTTGTTAAGCCGTATTTTCGTAAGTCTCCACTAAAAAGTGTAAGTTCTACAGCTTTTTTCTCCATGGTAACAAAGATACTTTTATTAGTCAAATAGTAAGGACAATCAATAAAGTTGTCTAAAAAAATAATAATTTGTGTTGTAAGTGTCATATCCAAAGGAAAGGGTATTTCATATACTGCTAGTTCAAGTTTTTTGAGTACATCAAACCCTTCTGTAGTTAATCGTAATCCACCTTTGTCTTTATCTCTAATATTATACCACCATAAGTGTTTAATACTTTGTACATTCTGTTCGTTAATAGACTCACCTAACTGTTTCAAAAACATTTTTGTATAAACAGTTTTATTCATTATCTACTGGTTCTCCGTCTGTAAGTTTGTACACTTCAAACTCGTCAGTTTTGAACATTTGGTTTAGTTTTTTTGCTAGATTATGAGCATGTCCTGGATTTGAAAAACTTGTTTTTTTATACTTAGGACCTGGATAGTTTGTTAGGGTGTTTTGGCTCTTAAGATTAAAAGGTTTTCCTTGATAAAACACTGCCCAAATAGCTTCAGCATCTAAAACCTGCTCGCTTCTATAGGTTTTACCGTCTACAAACTCCATTACTACAGTTGGTTTAGGCCTACTCATATACGTCTCCTAGTAATATACGTATATATTTATCTCAAAAAAAACAATATATTGTTTTTATTGATTACTGCCAATCAGAAGATCCGCCCAACTGAACTTGAATAACTTCATCTGAACTACCACCTGCATTTTCTTTAACATATTTTTCTAAGTCACCATTTAATCTTGCCATAACTATACCTAAGGTAAATGCAAGATTTTTAGCATTTGAAATATCCATACGAATGTCTTTAGCCCTACTTGATTCTGCACCTTGAACAAGTTTAATGAACTGTTGAATAGGTTGTGTATTAATTGGTTCTATTGACATTACTCAATGCTGCTCTCATTTCTAATTCTGTTTTAAAAGGACCTATATATTCATTTCTTTCAATAGTAATAAGTTTTGGACAAAAACTCTTAAGCCAAGTTACATTAAACTTTACCAAGTAATATCCTGCACAGTAAATACTTTTTGATTTTTCGCTTTTAGTAAACAACGGAAGTTTTCGTTGTATATCAAACATACTATTGTATGGATGCGTTCTTGTTGGAAATCCATTTACATTTTTTTCAAGTGTTTTTTCTTCAGTAAAAATTTTAGCAGTTAAAAAGTTTTTTCCAAATGTTTTACTTAAATCTTTTTTTGTAGGATACATTGTAACATTGCCGTTTTTACTTAAAAGAAATCCGTCATCTTCTTTGCTTAATGTTCCTATTTTTTCTCCGTTGTTTTCAACAATCCAAAACTTGTCTTTAAGTATTTCTTTTGCATTCATGATATGTATCTCGCTTGTAATGGTTCCGCATAACCTGCTGCGTTATCTGCAATACGTTGCAAATCCCAACGGGCACAAAACTTCATAAGTCTCATGCCTACTTGACTTACGTTTTTGCTTTCCGCAGATTGAACAGTATTATTTATTTCTTGTCGAATGTGCTCTGGTTGTGCTGTAAGATCACACAGTGTAACATTACGAGTATAATCATCTAGCACACGATGTTCTACACCTTCATGATCTACCCAACGCTGTAACATCATGTTATTCCAGTTAAATCCTTTTGTCTGCTTGTCAGCAAACGCTTCTTGTAATCCTACTTTGTTCTTTGTGCCTTTCTTACGTACACCTGGATAAGCACTAAACACATTGTCACTAGTATCGCCACGCATACACTTTTCAAACAGCAACCAACTAGGATCAGGAGCAGGACGAGGTCCGCCTAGTTTTTTATCAATAACTTCTTTGCCTTTATCATCAAAGTAACCTTCGTGTGTAATAGTCATGTTTTGAATGCCGTTGTACTGACGTACATTAGGTGCAATAAGTTGTGCAAAGTCACCGTCTGTACTAATAATAACATGGTCATCGTTAGGATGATTTTGTATCCAACCTGCAATCAAATCATCTGCTTCTAGTACAGGATTATGCAAAACGGTGCAGTTAGTCTTGTCTGTAACAAACTCTTTAAACTCATCAAAGATTTCCCAAAACACTTTATCTTCTTCTGCTTCACGTGGAGTAAGTGCATCACGTGCTTCTTTGCGATTGCGCTTGTAAGGCTCGTAAAAGTCCTTACGCCAACTGCGTCCTTCTAAGCAGAAAACAACGTGCGAACCGTTGAAGTCCTGCCATGCTTTCTTAATGCTGTTAAGGGTGATGTGCATTGCCATGCCAACTTTAGTATCAATGTCTCCACGTACAACGTGTCGAGCACGGAAAAATGTGTTAGCAGTGTCAATAAGAATGTATGTCATTAGAATGCCTCTTTGTAGCCTTGTTCAATAGCATTATAGTATACAACAGAGCCTTCGTCAAGAGATAATTTTTGTGTAAGATATTTGTAAGTGTCTTTGTAAAAGTCAATTTCAACCAACTCCTTGCGGCGTCTTACACTAAACGCAATACTATGATTGCCCTTTATCAGAATCATATTTTTTGCAACTTTCATGATACCTCGCTTTTGCCTTTGTCTATTGGTACTACATTAATATAACCGGCTCCGCGACTTGTGTCAAGTCCTTCTTCTTGCAACATGTTAAAAATAATATCTTTGAACCAACGGTCGACAATTTGTTCTTCTTCGTCACCTTCACTACCATATCCTGCTGCTAGTAGTTCTTGGATAAAGTATTTGTTCCAATCTAACTCAAAAAAACCGTTGCGAATATTTTCTTCATTTACTTGCATGTCTAGCACATTTACCCAAGGCTCTTTGCGTTTTGTAGCAGCAGCCTTAGGATCAGTTTTATCAAGAACTGCTAATTCCTTTTCTTCAAGTTCTTTTTCTCGTGCTTCAATGCCAGTTACACGTTTTAACCATTGTTTCATATTTTTTCCTTTATTTCTTTATACACTTGATTAGCAAATATACTATGTGCTTCAATACCCGGATGATGGTCATATTTTGCTGGTGGATTTGCATGTCTTAGTTCTGCCATGTTTGTATGGAGCATATCAACATCAAACCATTTGTATGTATTTTTATACATAATATCTGCATATAAATGAAAGTTTTTAATTTTTTTATTGTTTAGATACATATTTACATAATGTATTCTGTTATGTAGATCCATAGACATATCTGTGTCATTGTGCAAAAATTTAAAAAACATTTTACTTTTTATGTCACTATCCCATGCATTAATTTGATTTGTAAAATCACCGTCAAAAACACACCATCTGTCTTTATGACTCCATAAAATTACCACTACATCGTTACTTACAAAATTGTATTCTTGAACTAACTTTTGTATTTGTTTGTTACTAGCACCGGCAGCAGCTTTATTTTCTAAAGTGCTTCCTAATAAAGTAGAAAGTACATTTGGCCACGCAAATTTACTAGGATGCTCAGGTCGAATGCCTACATCCTCTAAACCGCTTCCTAAAGTAAGACTGCAACCAAATGTAATTAATCTCAAAGTTGTTTCCTTATGCGTTCGTATTCTTCTTCGCTTTTTATGCCTTTTGGAATACTATCTAGGTTTTCTTTAAGTGCCCCAGGCATTTCCGAATAGGCTAATGTGCAGTCTTGGCGAGAACCTCCACCCTCGTTCCATACAGAGGTTCGCCACCTCTTGT